AGTTCCTGCAGTTGACGCAACATTCTTGAAGTTTGGAAACTTCCCTGATGTTAAGAAGGTAATACAATCAAAACAATTTTATCCAACATTCATTACTGGATTATCTGGTAATGGTAAAACATTCTCTGTAGAACAAGCTTGTGCTCAGTTAGGTAGAGAACTTATTCGTGTAAACATTACTATTGAAACTGATGAAGATGATCTTATTGGCGGTTTCCGTCTTGTTAATGGCGAAACCGTATGGCATAATGGCCCAGTCATTGAAGCACTCGAACGAGGTGCAATCTTGCTCCTTGACGAAATCGACCTTGCCTCTAACAAAATCCTCTGCCTTCAGAGCGTCCTTGAGGGAAATGGTGTTTTCCTTAAAAAGATTGGAAGATTCGTTAAGCCAAGAGCAGGATTCAACATACTCGCAACCGCAAATACTAAGGGTAAAGGTTCAGACGACGGAAGATTTATTGGAACTAACGTGCTCAACGAAGCATTCCTTGAAAGATTCGCTTTGACTTTTGAGCAACAGTATCCAACTCCTAAAACTGAGCAAAATATTCTTGAAAAGATTTCTATTAATTATGGTGTCCTTGACAAAGACTTCTGTGAAAATCTTGCTAACTGGGCAGACATCATTCGTAAGACATTCAATGATGGTGGTATTGATGAGGTTATCAGTACACGTAGACTTGTACACATTATTCGTGCATTTGCAATCTGGCAAGATCGTATGAAAGCAATCAAGGTATGTGTCAATCGTTTTGATGACGAAACAAAACAATCATTCTTAGAATTATATGATAAGATTGATGCAGACGTTACAACGGAGGAATCTAATGCTCAGTAAAGGAGATTGTAGATTCATTGGTAGCATCGTATCCCTTAAGGGGGGTGCTGCCAGAGTCCAAAAAGTTCATGATGATAAAATTATTGTAATGAGACTTGACGGAACTCCTAAAGAGTGCTATTATGATGATATTCAATATGTATGGACACCGTGAAATACAACGAAGATGAACTCCTTAAAGAAGTTTCGGAATACATCTCTAACACTTATAAAGGTCATTACTCTGCTGGTAACGTGCAGACTCTTGACCTGATAGATGCATGTGGTGACGCTGAAGCATTCTGTAGAAGTAATGTTCTTAAGTATGCATCACGTTACGATAGAAAAGGATCAGCACGAAAAGATATCATTAAGATTATTCACTATGGTATCTTGCTCCTTCATTTCAGCGATAAGCAAGAAAAAGCAAATCGTTCAAAAGCAGAAACACCATCTGCATTCTCAGTTGATTATGACAAGTAAATGACAGTAACATTATCAAGAACAACATTAGATGTCCTTAAGAATTATGCAACTATTAATTCTTCAATTGTGTTTAGGAAAGGTAACACATTAAGGACAATCTCAAACGCAGAGAATATTCTCTCTCAATTTACTAGTGAAGAAATCTTTCCTACCGACTTTGCAATCTATGATCTTAGTCAGTTTCTAAGTGGTATCACTTTGTTTGACAATCCTAAACTAGACTTCACTTCTGAAGACTATGTTCGTATTGCAGGTGCAGGTAGGTCTGTTAAATATTATTTTTCTGATCCAGAAATTACTCTTAAGTCTGCACCAGAAAAAAATGTAAACTTTCCAGGTGCAGACATACAATTTAATCTCACAGCAGATGATCTAATTGCATTGCAAAAAGCATCCGCTGTGTATAGTCTTCCTGACATGTCATTCCAATCTAAGAATGGTAAGGTTAGACTACTTCTATCTGATAAAGAAAATGATACTAGTAATACTTACAAACAAGATATTGTTGGTGAGTGTACTGGAGATTATTCTCTAGATCTTAAGATTGAAAACATTAGGTTGTTACCAGGTGATTATAATGTTAAAGTATCTAAAGCATTAATTTCTGAATGGAATAACACTACATTAGATCTTACATATTATATTGCATTAGAACCATGACCCACCATACAAGAGTTGTTCAGATATCTTTTACCACTAAGGAACAAGACCTTCTGCAAATTCTTGATGAGTTGGTGAAGTATGATCTTGCTCCTAATAGATCAGCATGGTTTAAGAATCAAATTCGTATGAGATACTACGATCTACGTGAAAAAGGGATTATTACACAAAGTGAAGAATGATTTTTTATGGGTAGAACGATATCGTCCTACCACTGTTGAAGATTGTATTCTACCTGACAGTATCAAGAATGTATTTAAAGGTTTTGTTTCTCAGAAAGAGATTCCAAACCTTTTGCTATCTGGATCTGCTGGTGTAGGTAAAACTACAATCGCTAAAGCTTTATGTGATGAGATAGGTGCATCTTACATCATGATCAATGGATCTGATGAGGGTAGATTTCTTGATACTGTCAGAAACAGGATCAGGACATTTGCATCAACTGTCTCATTGACCTCTGGAGCGTCCCACAAGGTCGTTATTATAGATGAAGCAGACAACACAACCAATGACGTACAACTCTCCTTGAGGAGTGCTGTGGAAGAGTTTCACAGTAACTGTAGGTTTATATTTACTTGTAACTTCATCAATAAAATTATTGAACCATTGCATTCCAGATGTACTGTGGTGGACTTTCGTGTTAAAAACGGTCAATCTGTACAGTTACAAGGTAAATTTTTTGATAGGTTAAGAGGAATACTTAAAGATGAGAAAGTTACGTTTGAAGACAAAGTTTTGGCTAAACTTATTAAGCGGTATTATCCTGATTGGCGTAGGCTTATCAATGAGTGTCAACGCTATGCTGCTAATGGAACCATTGACTCTGCTATTCTCGTTGATGTTGCTGATGTTAATCTTGATACTCTTCTTTCGGCACTAGCAAAGAAAGAATTTACTACAGTTAAATCTTGGGTAGTACAGCACATGGATAATGATCCAAGTAGTGTGATGAGAAAGATATATGATAGTTTGTATGGTGTATTAAAACCATCTTCTATACCAGAAGCAGTTCTTATCATGGCAAAGTATATGAGAGACATAACACTTGTGCCCGATCAAGAAATAAATTTGTTAGCATGTCTAACAGAAATTATGATGAGTTGCGAATTTCGGTAAAGTGTGCTAAATTATAGTAACGATACTGAGGTGGACAATGGAATTAAAAAGACCAAATCCTTACAATGCCAAGAACATTAAAGAGTCTAAAGACACCGCTAAGATATCCAGGAGGAAAGAGCAAAGCAGTACCAAAGCTGTTGCAATACCTCCCAAACCTTTTCCAGGTAAAAGAGTTTCGTGAACCATTTTTAGGTGGTGGTTCAGTAGCATTAGAAATTACAAAAAGGTATCCTCACATTGACATATGGGTCAATGATTTGTATGAACCTTTGTATAATTTTTGGTGTGAACTACAACATCACGGACAAGAACTTCAAGATGCTCTTCTGGGAATTAAAAGCATCTACTGCAATCCAGATGCAGCAAGATGTTTGTTTATATCATCCAAGGAGCAAATAAATGACAGTGATCTCTCAAACTTTGATCGTGCTGTGGCTTTTTATATTGTCAATAAGTGTAGTTTCAGTGGACTTACGGAGTCGTCATCATTCTCTGCACAAGCATCGGAATCCAATTTCTCAACAAATGGAATTGAAAGACTTACAGAGTATTCAGAACTCATTGAGAGATGGAAGATAACTAATCTTTCATATGAAAGTATGTTATGTGATGATAAAGACACATTTATATACTTAGACCCACCATATGACATCAAAGATAACCTATATGGTAAGAAGGGTGAAATGCATAAAAGATTTGATCACGACAAGTTTGCTCATGATTGTGATCAACATACCTGTCCCATGCTGATATCTTATAACTCTGATCAAATTATTAGAGATCGTTTTTATGAGTGGACAGTTGGAGAATTTGCACACACTTACACCATGCGGTCTGTGGGATGCTATAATATAGATCAGGCAACAAGAAAAGAATTAGTACTTACGAACTATGAAATGCGATGTTAAACTTTACGTAGCAGGTACAGTGTTTACAGAGACTGTACAAGCACGTGACTATCAGGAAGCAAGACAAGTAGCACTTGCTAGAAATCCTAATGCTAGAGTAATGGGTGTCAATGCGTCTTTTAAATAAAACGTGGAACATCTGGAAATATGCATTGGGTTCATTCTCTGATGAGAAAACCAAAGAGTATGATAATTATGTGGTCATTGTACGATCTATTATCTTTGTTAGTTATCTCGTCACTAATTGTTTTATTATTAGCGGAGTGATCCGTCATTGGAATAATGTACCAACTGAAAGACTACCTATACAGCATCAATCAATCCAAGAAGAACATCTTAGATGATGATCCAAGTGCTGTTAAAAAGTATCCTCCATACGTAGTAAATAGATGTCTGTCATCTTTTACTGACACTGTGTTGTATGCTAATGAGATGAATAAGAACTCGCATCTACCTAACAAGATGCAATATGACTTTTTTCTAAATAGTGTTAAACCAAGGAAAAGATTTTCTCCTTGGGCTAGGAAAGATTCTATTGATTATCTTGATGTAGTTAAAGAGTATTATGGTTACAATGATGACAAAGCTCTCCAAGCACTCAGGATTCTCACCAAGGATCAACTAGATAAAATATCATATCTATTGAGAAAAGGTGGTAACAATGGCAAGCGAGATTGAAGTTTCTTGGAAACAATCAGACATGGTTGAGGTTACATTAGGTGAACCTGATGATTTCCTTAAAGTAAGAGAGACATTGACTAGAATAGGTGTTGCTTCTAGAAAAGAAAAAAAGATATACCAATCATGTCATATACTCCACAAACAAGGCAAGTATTATATCGTACACTTCAAAGAATTATTTGCTTTAGATGGTAAACATACTAATTTTTCTAGTAACGATCTTCAAAGGAGAAATAGGATAGCAAAATTGTTATCTGATTGGGGATTGATTAGCATTGTTAATAATAGTCAAGTAGAAGATCTTGCTCCATTAAATCAAATCAAAGTGTTAAGTTTTAAAGATAAAGGTGATTGGACTTTAGAAAGTAAGTATAATATTGGTAGGAAAAAGCAAGAAGATTAATGGAAAATCACCCTACTAGGGTTCGTTATGACAATCCAAAAATGTATAGATGGACGAGTTGGGATGCTAACACACCTTTCGCTCCATCTTTTGATGTATCAGTTTATATTGATGAATGTGGTAATTCAATTACAAAAGATTTAATTAAATTATGTGAACAATATAAGTTTTCTAGAGATAATTGGATAGAATATAATATATTCTCTATGACTGATTTTGTAATTGGTCTTCTTTCAGATAGAATCTATCAAGTATATACAGATTACATGGTAGAACTAGAAGAAGAACCATTATCAAGAGACAAATTATGGATTCGTGGATGGGGTGTATCATTAAATAATGAT